GTTTCACAAGAAATGAGCACCCAACAACAATTCGACAGACAAATTAAGTCCCGTTCCCAAATGTAATTTTGGTAAAATTCATTCGGCATTATATTTATATTTAATGAGCACCAAAATAGTTGAACTATTCATCGAAGATATGGACGATGAAGGTGGAATTGAAGCCATTAGTTTAGTTTCAAGACCCGCACACGAACAGAATTGGCAAGCATTTAATGAGGAAGTCGAAACTTATAGTCCATATAAGGTCCTTCCTGATGACTTCTGTGCTTCAAACCCAACCATATTTGAATTGGGTGAACCTTATTCGAAACTTATAGACGAAGGGTGGGAAATTTTGCGGGTTGAAAAGATGACCCCACTTGAAGTGCAAAAGATGAATGAAGCAAAATTCACGAGGTCAAGTCCAAATGAGGAAAGTGGCTTGGATGCTCAAAATTTCAGGGTTAGATACAAATATATTGGGCCAAATGACCCTCGAACAAGAAATTTCTGTAAAGAAATGCTTGTCGCAAATAAGGTTTATACGATTGAAGATATTGATGCTTTGAGTGATGGAATTGCAAACGAACAATTTGGTTTTTATGAAATTTTCACTTGGAGAGGGTCGTATAATTGTCGTCATCAGTGGGTCCGTCTCATCTATAAAAAAACGGGAAGCATAATTAATAATGCAGATAGTTCGAAAAATTTGATAGACGAACAAGGCGTCGGTCCCCTCCTGAACCCTGATACGAGAACAACAGACACCATAGCAGCAGCAAATAGGGGAACAAGAGCAGATGGTCAGCCAATAAATCAGTGGAGGCCAGGAGTGCCAAGACAAGGGTCGTCATTTGCCGAATTCCCTGAATTTGCAGAAGTCGGTCCCAAGGGTGGAATTAAGCCAAGCCAGAAAGCTCCCAAATCGAGCACACCAAACCCAAACCCCAAAGGGGAAGGAACAGCAAAAGGAGATGCTTCAAGTTCAAGAGGCGCAGAAGTGCCAGAAGCAATAAAGGAAACTTTATCCAAAAAAGCAAAAGAATTCAACGAACGATATAAAGAAAAATTGGGTTATGGCGTTGATTTGGGGCAACTGAAATCAGTTTATCAGAGAGGAGTTGGTGCATATAATGCAAGTCATTCACCGAAAGTTCAATCCCAACAGCAATGGGCATTAGCAAGGGTTAATGCTTACTTATATTTGGTTAAAAACGGAAGACCACAGAACCCAAAATATACTGGCGATTATGACCTTTTGCCGAAGGACCATCCAAAGAAACAAAAAATGTCCTTTGGAGACCCCTGTTGGGAAGGCTATGAGCAAGTGGGAATGAAATTGGTCGATGGTCGGGAAGTCCCAAATTGCGTTCCTGAAAAAGAAGCAATGCGAATGGAAAGGGAGGAATTCAGGACTTATGATGACTATCCTGAAAGTGCCAAGAATAATGCTTGTAAAGCTTTGAGATGGAGAGATGAACACGGGGACGAAGTGGAAGGAATGACCAGAGTTGGTTGGGTTAGAGCGAACCAATTATGTAAGGGTGAAAATATAAGTGAAGAGACAATCGCAAGAATGTCGGCTTTCCAAAGGCATAAAAAGAATAGTGAAGTCGCCCCTGAATATAAGGAAACCCCTTGGAAAGACGCAGGCTATGTAGCTTGGTTGGGATGGGGTGGCACTTCGGGTGTTGAATGGGCTTCAAGAAAATTGGAAAGCATTAGAAATGGAAAAATGAGCCAACAAAAATTAATGTTTTTTGACGAAGACAAAAGAATTTTGGTTGGGGCAGCAATGGTTCCAAATAGAATGATACATCGCTACGACGACCTTGGGAATTTATATTATGTCTTCTTTTCGAAAGAAACTATAAAAAAAATGGCAGACAAATTCCTTCGTCAAAAAAGAACGGACGAGACGAGCATTGAGCACGATGGAAAAAAATTAGGTGCCGATAAAGTTTATATTACGGAAAGTTGGGTCAGCGAAGACCCAATAAAAGATAAGTCCTCTTCCTATGGTTTTGAATTGCCTGCTGGAACTTGGTATGTCTCTATGAAAGTGGAGGACCCTACCATTTGGAAGCAGATAAAAAATAAAACCTTGAATGGATTTTCTGTCGAAGGACTTTTCGCAGAAAAATCTTATTTTTCAAGTGAAGTGGAAATCATAAACAACATAAAAGAAATACTTAAATCAATTCAAGATGAATAGTAAATCAGCAATTTCAACTATACGCAAAATTCTTGGAATAGTTCCTGAAAAATTTTTCGAAGCAAAAACCGAACAAGGTTTAGCAATCAAAATGGAAGGGGAACTTGAACTTGGAGGGAAAGTATATGTTGCAACAGAAGAGGGTCTTATACCAGCACCCCCTGGTTCGCACAAATTGGACGATGGGACTATGTTAGAAATTGACGAGGAAGGCAAACTCGCAAAAATCGATATGGGACAGAAGGAAGAGGAAGACGAAGAGGAGGAGATGAAAAAAGTAGAAGACACCGAAAAGAAAAAAGAAATGATGGCATTAATGTTCGCTGATGTTAGATTAAAGACAGGTTCAACTATCCGTATGGAAGCAGACGAACCTATGATTGGAGCAAGGGTTAAACTTGTCGGATATAACGGCAGCCTTTCTGCACTCCAAGATGGTCTTTATGAAACTGACGGGGGTTTGGTGCTTTCAATCAACGGAGGGTCAATTCAAGGCGTTCAAAGTGCAGCGGAAAACACTTATCGTGGCACACAAAGCGGCGAAGAGAACACCATCGCAGTTGAGAACATTAGAAACGCAACCGCAATGGTTTTTACAATTGCGAAGGACGCACAAGGAAACAAACTTGAAAGTCCAACTTTCGATGTGGGGGAACCTGTGGAAGTCATTGGTGAAGACGGCGAAAAGTCGAAAGCACCCGATGGCGAACATCAAGTGGTCCTGAAAGACGAAAGCGGGAATGAGAACAAAATTCGCATTATGACGAAAGATGGGAAAATTACCGAAAGAGAAAATGTGGAAGAGATGGAAAAAACAATCGTGGAAATGGCAGAGCTTTTCAGGCAAGCTATGGCGAAGGTTGAAAGCAAATTGGACACATTAGTTTCGAAACAGAAAGAATTGGAAAATAAATTCCAAAAATTTTCAAAGGAGCCAGCGGCTCCGAGGGTATTTACCCAAAAAACAATAAACGAACCCCAATCTTCGACGCCTTCGAAGTATGATGCGTTTAGAAGATTGAGGGAAGATTTAACAAAAAATTTAAGTTAAAATGAAACCAAATTTATCAAAACTGAAATTCAATTACGACCTTGGTGGTTTGACGAGTTATGTCGACCAACTTTCAGCAGATATTATTTCCGAGGCGGTTCTTACCCCTGTGACTATGAAATATGTAAATGTAATTCCGTCAATTAAGGGAACCCAAAATGTTAATCTGTTGAGTGAAACCTTGGCAGTGCAAACAGGAACAACCTGCGGATGGTCTGACCAAGGCGACGTCACTTTTACCGTGGCACCACTGACCGTGTGCTCATATAAGGTCAATCAAAGTTTGTGTCTCCAGGAATTAAACACCCTGTGGTTGGGTCAATACCTCAATGCGGGTTCTTACAACGAGAACGCGCCGTTTGAGCAGGCTATTATAGACCTCCAAACGAAGCAAATAAAAAGGTATAATGAGGATAAGCTGTGGAACGCATCATCAGGGTCTTCTTGCAATTCAGGATTTATCGAATTGCTCGACAACACAGCTGGCGTTGTAAAATTAACAGGTCAAACGGCACTTTGTTCCGTGACTGGTTCAACAACTCAAGAAAAAGCAAATAATGTTCTTGCTCAAGTTGATAATCTTATTAATTCTTTGGACAGAAATGTTTATGATAGAGACGACATCGTAATCTTTATGTCCCAAAGTCAATTTAAGTGCTACTTGACCGCGATACGCAATGTAAATAATTTCCACTTCTCAGAACCAACTTTGGGTTCTGTTTATGAAACCTTCCACCCTCAAACGAACTATAAGGTCGTGGGTGTTCCTGGTCTCAACGGAAGCGATTTGATTGTTATTGGACCAATGCAATATTTTTTAGCTGGAACGGACCTCACGAGTGACGAAGACAGCTTCCGAGCTTGGTGGTCGCAGGACTTCCAAGAAGTGAGGCTAATGTCCGCGTGGAAGCTGGGAACCGCTATTGCGTTTCCTAAGTTTTTCGTGACTAATGGACTATAATGAAATTGAGGGGCTATGGGCTCAGGGATTGGCCTTGGCCCCAATTTTTCATTCAAAAATAAACTTAACAAACAAATTCAAATATAATGAGTTGTAATTTAACAAGCGGTATCCAGCTCGGTTGTAGGGATAATGTCGGTGGTTTGAAAACGATGTGGATTACTGAATTCTGTAATATTGATAGCATCACCCAATCAACGGGGGACACAATCACACAAATTTCAGGTTCGGGACAATATTATTGTTTCGAATTAATCAGAACATCAAGTCAGCACACAGAGACAATCAATGCTTCACTCGAAAATGGGACAATTTTTTACCAAGGTGAAACGGTGGTTTATTTTTCCAAGTTGGACCAAGCGAAAAGGAATATTCTTAAAGTTTTGGGTCAAAACCAAAGGTTGTCCATCTTAATCGAAGACAATAACGGAACCTATTTCCTATTGGGTCAAACCTACGGGGCTTTCATATCGGCGGGGTCTTCCGTCACGGGAAAAGCGTTGGGCGACCAAAACGGGTATAACATCACTTTCCAATATTTAGAACCAAACCCGATGAATGAACTTAACGGCGCACCTTCAAGTGTTGTCGCTGGTTTGACCGTCGGTTCTTGCGGTTGCTAATGAGTAAATAACCAAGATAAAAATATAGGGGGGCAATGCTCCCTTATATTTTAATATTTAGCCAATGCTCATCATAAAAACAAATCAGGCAAACACTTTGGTTGTGACGGTCTCGCAGAATAGCGAACTGACTAACCCTGAATATTTATTTTCCTTCACCCATATTTTTTCGAAGGCCCAAGTGAATTTTATTCCAACGGATATTTCCACGCACCAAAACAGGTATGATGAATTTTATTTCGTGGAAGGAAGTGGAATAGGGGAAATTAATTTTCCCTATCAAGGCCTCTACCTCTATGCCGTGCTTGAGCAACCATTCGGGTCAGGGAATTTGAACCCTGCATTGGCGACTAATGTTGTTGAAAATGGTGAAGCCCAAGTTTTCCCACAAAGTGCTTCAACTATGGATAGCCAATATGATATTTATATTTCTCCAAATGAAGACAATTCGAATATCATATTCGCCCCGAATGAACCGAATTAATTGATTTTTTGAATAAAAAGTATATTTATTTTTAATGGAGCAAGAAAAAGACAATTCCCTTTTACGAGTTTTTGAATTCGCCACAGCAAGGGTTCCCATTATTGAGGAAAATTTAATTTACAACACCCGAACCCCTTGGGTTTATTATGGGGTTGGGAACTTGGCCCCTCAAGAGTTAATCCGTCTCTATAATTCTTCACCAACTCACAGGGCCAGCATTCAGTCGAAATGGTATGGTGTTCGTGGGGAAGAGATAAGTTTGCTTAATGGGGAGAACGATAGGTTGGTTATGACGAATTCGATTGGAGAGCCTGTTTATGACCTTTGGTCCAAATGTTGCCTCGATTTTATTTTATACGGAGCATTTGCACTGAATATAGTGTGGAGGAAAGATAGGGACCTCGGTTTCGAGATGTATTATATGGATGCTTCGAAAATAAGGGCTGAAAAGTCTGACCATTTCGATAAAGTTAATCATTATTATTATTCTGCTGATTGGGTCAATCCAAAGAAATTTATTCCAAGGAAACTCGCTTCTTTCAATCCTTCGAATGAAGATAGTTCGCAGGTTTTTTATTATACGACCCATTCTTGTGGGAACAATTATTATGCAACCCCTTCCTACTGGGGAGGGGCTACGGCAATTTCGACCGAAGTTGAAATCTATAATTGGTGGTATAATAACATTTGTAATAGCCTCCAACCTTCACTTT